GTTACAAGGCACCGCTGATTGGGCGGGAATGGGTATGGGCCATCCATGATTGCTGGACGCTTGCCCGCGATTGGTACGCCGAGCAAGGCATCATGCTGCGCGATTGGGAGCGCTGCACCAACCCCGATGACTTCCAAGCGAAGCCATATTTTGACGACCGCTGGAAAGCCACTGGCTTCCGCGAGCTGTTGCCGGAGGAGGAGTTGCAGCCGGGTGATCTGCTGTTTATGAGTATCGCCAGCCCCGGTTTGAATCACTGCGCCGTGTATCTTGGCGATCAGATGATGCTGCATCACCTACAGGGACGGCTGTCGTCTAGAGATATCCTTGGAGGTTGGGCCCTAAAATGCGTTGGGAGGCGGTTGCGTCATGCTGCGTAAGATCAAGCTATACGGCGCCCTCGCCAAATTCGTCGGCCAACGTGTGCTGGAGGCTGATGTCGCCACCGCCGCCGAAGCTGTCCGCTTTCTGGTAAGCAACTGGCCAGAACTGGAAAGCCACATGGCCAAACAGTATTACCGCGTCCACACCGCAGGCGAGGATCTGACGCTGGATGACATCCACAATCCCATGGGCCGCGAAATCCAGATCGTGCCTGTGATTGCTGGTGCGGGTGCTATCGGGCGGATTCTGCTTGGTGTGGCGTTGATTGCTGGCGCTTTCTTTACGGGCGGCGCCACTATTGGTTTATTGGGACTTGCCGCTCCTGTTGCCCTTAGTTCAGTTTTTGCATACGTCGGAGCAACTTTGCTGCTTAGCGGCATCGCGCAGATGCTTACCCCAACACCCAAAACTGACCAAGACGAAGGCGACCCACGCAAGAGTTTCAGTTTCAGCGGCATCCAAAACACCACCCGCGCTGGCGTGCCGGTGCCGGTCGTCTATGGCGAGCTGCTGGTAGGCGGCATTGTCGTTAGCGCTGGTGCTGACATCGTGCAGGTGTCGGGATCATGAGTATTTATGGTGCTGGCGGCGGCGGCAAAGGCAAGGCAGGCGGTGCCTTCCGTAAAGCTAAAGAGGCTAAAGATAATCTTGACTCAACGGCTTATGCCAAGATCATTGAAGTGCTTAGCGAAGGCGAGATCGAAGGTTTCGCCACACCGTCACGCCTGGGGCTAACGCAAGGCACAACGCAATACAGCAATGCTTCTCTCAAAGACATCTACTTCAACAAAACACGTTTGTTGAATGTAAACGCTGATAACACGCTACCGCAAGAATCTGATTTTAACTTTCAAAACGTCACGGTCGTCACAAAGTTTGGCACGCAAAATCAAGCCTATGTCCCAGGCTTTGATGCCGTCGAAGAGGAGGCCTCGGTCAACCAAGACGTGGTACTTGCCACGCCCGTAGTCAAAACCATCACTGATACCAATGTCAACGCAGTTCGTTTAACGATCAGCGTGCCGCTGCTGCAAAAGGTACTGGACAATGGCGACATCGAAGGCACATCACTGTCGCTTGCGATTGAGGTGCGTTATTTCGGCGGCAGCTATACCACTGCCATTACGGATACGATTTCAGGTCGTACCTCTGACCTATACCAGCGGGATTACATTGTTGATCTGTCTGGGGCATTTCCCATTGACATCCGCGTCAGCCGCACATCAGCGGAACCCACCAGCATCAAGGAGACCAACGCCTTTAGTTGGTCTAGTTACACCGAGCTGATTTACAAGAAGCTGAAGTATCCAAACACTGCATACGTCGCCACACGCATCGACGCTGAGCAGTTCAGCAACATCCCCCAACGTGCTTACCGCATCCGTGGCATTAAGGTCGCTATCCCAAGCAATGCCACCGTTGACCTTGAAACCGGCAGGCTCACCTACAGCGGCATCTGGAATGGCACGTTTGGCGCCGCCGCATGGACCACTGATCCAGCCTGGATCTTATGGGATTTGCTCACCAGCAAACGCTACGGCCTAGGTGATCACATCCAAGCCAACACGCTGGATAAATGGGCATTCTTCCAGGCCAGCAAGTATTGCGGTGAGCTGGTATCAACGGGTCTAAACGACCCAATCAGCGAGCCACGGTTTAGCTGCAACGTCAACATCCAAACGCAAGATGAAGCGTACAAGCTAATCAATGACATGTGCTCGGTGTTCCGCGCCATGCCGTTTTGGGCAGCTGGTTCGCTCAGTATGATGCAAGACCGGCCATCAGATCCGGTTGCATTATTCAGTCTGTCCAACATCAGCGAGGAAGGTTTCAACTACGAATCCAGCAGCCTCAAGACCCGTTCAACCGTTGTCGTCGTCGGCTGGCTCAACCTGGAACTTGGCGACATCGACCGTGAAGTAGTTGAAGACCCAGAAGGCATTGCTCGCTATGGCGTGGTTACAAAAGAAGTAACGGCATTTGCTACCACCAGCCGCGCACAGGCTCATCGCGTTGGCGAATGGATCCTTTACTCCGAGCGCTACGAAACTGAGGTAGTCAATTTCACCACCAGTTTGGAGAACGGCATCATCGTCCGCCCCGGCGCGGTCATCAATATCGCAGATCCAGTAAAGGCTGGCGCCCGCCGCGCTGGTCGTATTACTACGGCAACCACTTCCACGGTGACGGTTGATGATGCCACTGACCTGCCCAATACCGGCACGCTGAGCGTCGTGTTGGATGACGGCATCGTCGAAACACGCACCATCACCGACCTAACCGCTGGTGTCTATACGGTCACGCCTGATTTCAGCATGGCGCCACTCAGCGGTGGTGCATGGATGGTCGAAACCGACGACATCCAACCAACGCAGTGGAAAGTACTCGGCATCCAAGAGCAGGATGGCCTCAACTACTCGATCACCGCTGTCAGCTACAACAGCAGCAAATACGACTACGTGGAGCGCGGCGCACCGCTTGAAACCCGCGACATCACCAATCTGAATGTACCGCCAGCAACGCCGGAAGATTTAACGGGCACTGAAATCCTGTACCCACTGAACGGTCGTATCGCCACCAAGTTGGCACTGACTTGGAAAGGTGTGCGTGGCGTCAATGAATACCGCATCCGCTGGCGGCCTGAATTCGGCAACTGGACCGAAGTCCGCAAATACGGCCCGCTGTATGAGATCGAGGATGTCAGCGCAGGCAACTACCAAGTGGAGGTGTACGCCATCAGTGCAACGCAGGTAGTCAGTAGCGCACCAGCCGAAATGATGTTTAGTGTTACTGGCGTTAGCACACCACCGGCTGATGTGACAGGCGTCAGCCTGGTGCCGATTAACGAGAGCAGCGCCATCATTCAGTGGGATTTGGCAACCGATCTTGATGTGCTGATTGGTGGTGAAGTACTGATCCGCCATGACCCGCGTGCGTTGCCAACTGCAGAGTGGAGCAGCAGCAATGCCATCGTGCAAGCGGCAGCAGGCAACCAAACCCAGAAACAGGTGCCACTGCTGGCTGGCACGTATTTCATCGCCTTCCGCGATCAATCCGGCGTGCGTTCAGTCAATCCAGTAGGCATACCTGCAGTGCTGCCGACACCACAGCCACGACTGGTGTTGAAGACATGGGCCGAGGAGAACGAGAGTCCAAAGTTCAACGGCACAGACACTGATTTCGGATACGACGCCGGCAAGGATGGCTTGTACCTGGATCCAGATGTCGCCTTGACCGGCGAGTATATCTACGAAGATTACCTGGATCTGACACAGATTTACGACGTCAATATCCGCCGCCGTATTGTCAGTTTTCCCGTTAGCACCGGCATTAACTTTGACAGCGTTGGCGGATTATTTGATGACCAGCCGGGTGACTTCGATGGCAGTGACCTCGATCAGGTGAATTGCGTCACCTACGTCCGCGTCACCGACGATGATCCGGCAGGCACCCCAACCTGGAGCGACTGGAACGAATACGTCAATTCCGTGGTGCGTGGCCGTGCAATCCAGCTCAAGGTGGTCGGCACCACGCGCAGCGATCAGATCGGCATCGTGGTTGATGAACTCGGCGCTGTAGCTGAGCTGCAGCAGCGTGTGGAAAGCGGTAGCGACAGCGGCAACGACACCTACGTGGTGACGTTTACTGACCCGTTCTACCAAACGCCTGAGGTAATCATCAGCCCATCGGACATGGCAACCGGCGACTACTTCACGGTCACATCCGTGTCACGGACTGGATTTACGGTAGCCTTTAAGGACAGCAGCAATGCTGCCGTCAACCGCGCCTACAGTTACACTGCTACTGGCTACGGCAGAGAGATCTAGCGCATGGCTCAAGCTGACCAAACCGTACAGAACGATACATTTCCGACTGTACGGGCGGACATCAACAACAACTTGGCGGCGCTGTTCACCAACAACAGCGGCAGCAGTGCGCCATCGGTCACGGTCGCCTACATGGACTGGATCGACACCAGCGGTGCCGATCCAATCTGGAAGAAACGCAACGCCGCCAATAATGCCTGGATCACGCTTGGCACGATCAGCGGCAACTCGCTGGCATTTGAAGGTACGTTGCCATCACAGTCCGGCAACAGCGGCAAATACCTGACCACCAACGGCACTACCGCTAGCTGGGGGACCATTCCTCCCGGATCCAGCAAGGAAGTATTCACGACCAGCGGCACGTGGACTAAACCATCTGCTGGCACCATTGCGCTGATCACCATCTGGGGTGGTGGTGGTGGTGGTGGACGTAATGAAGACGACTTCGCCGGCGGCGGCGGCGGTGGCTCTTGCGTGCAAGCTCTGTATCAACTTTCTGATTTGCCAGGTTCTGCAGCCGTAACTATTGGTGCTGGCGGCACAGGTCAAGCCGGCTCAGGTGTTGGTGGTGTTGGCGGTACATCTAGCTTTGGCTCATTACTTTCTGCTTATGGCGGTGGTGGCGGCATCGGTTCTGCCAGCGGTATCGAAGGTGGTGGCGGTGGTGGTGGCGGCAGTTTAAGTGCGGGTTCTACGCCCACTGCTAGCCCTGGCGGTGGTGCGGGTGGCAACGGCCATGGCAGTGTTTTGGATGGCGGCAATGGAGGCGCTACCACAAATCCTCCCGGTCGCGGAAACTGGGGCGGTGGCGGTGGCGGTGGTACAGCAGGCAACAGAACTGGCGCTGGAGCCTACTATGGCGGCGGCGGTGGCGGCGGTTGTGATGGTGCAACCCAACGCGCTGGAGGCACCAGCCTGCTTGGCGGTAACGGTGCAGCGTCTAACACCGGCACTGCCGGCTCTGTGCCAGGTGGCGGTGGCGGAGGATCGCAACAAGCCGCTGTTGCTGGCGGGAATGGCGGCGCCGGCCTTTGCATCGTTTACGTCTGGTGATCGCTATGGAATGTGCAATCGTTGAAAACGGCCTTGTCATCAACGTCATCGTCTGGAACGGTGATCCAACATGGCAACCACCTGATGGTTGCGACATGATCCCATTGCAGGATGGCGCCGGCATTGGCTGGGGCTATGTCAACGGCAAGTTCGTGCCACCACCCGAACCCGAGTTAAGTTAATCGTACTGGTACAAATCCATGGCTGACCGCAAGATTTCTGACCTGACAGCGCTCACGACGCCTGCGTCAGGCGACTATGTGCCGATCGTTGACATCAGCGAAGTTGCTGCTGCCAGCAAAAACAAGCGCATCACCATCCAAAGTTTGTTTCAAGGCATCCCTGTCAATGTGGGGGTTGGAACAAGTTCGCCGGGGTATGCGTTGGATGTTGCTTCAGCCGATACAACAGCCTCCATTGGTTACGCATTGAGAATTCGAGCAAACGCAACCGCTGGCGCAGGCGCCCTTCAATTTACGGACTCAGCAGCAACTGCACAGTACGGCTTGCTTGCTTTCGGAGCAAATGGTGTTGGTACTCTTCAAGCGGATGGGGCTTCAAGTCGTCTTCTATTCAGTACAAATTCCACCGAACGCGCCCGCATTGACAGCTCCGGCAAGTTGTTAGTTGGCACGTCATCCGACTCTGGCGGAGCATTACTTCAAGTCAACGACAATCGTATTAGAATTGCCACTGCAAAAACCCCATCCTCAGCATCTGACACTGGCACTGCTGGTGAAATTTGCTGGGATGCCGATTACATCTACGTCTGCACTGCAACAAATACATGGAAGCGGACTGCTATTTCTACTTGGTAAGACATCTTAGTCCTACTCACTACTTGCTCGGTACTTGCTCGGTGAGTAGTCACCTTCACTAAAACTGTTGGTAGTAGCACCCGTAACTGTTTCTCCGTAAACACAGGCTAAACTTACAAAAGATTTGAAATTTTATGGCTGACACTGTTTTTACCTGGCACATCGCCCAACTGGAACGGGAGACCGCTGACGGTTACGTTTTTACCGCCCACTACACCGTAGATGCCAACGACGGCACCTACCCTGCTGGCGCCTACGGCAGTCTCGGCTTCGAGCGTCCCGAAGACGACATGATCCCCTACGCCGATCTCACTGAAGAGATCGTGATCGGCTGGGTCAAGGATAAGTTTGGTGACGAAAAAGTCGCCGAAGTCGAGGCTGCGCTCCAGGCTCAACTTGACGAGCAACGCGCACCCAGTCGCGCCTCAGGTCTTCCTTGGGCTAGCTGATGGCAGTACGTAGCAAGCAAGGCGCGGCGAAGATCGAGCATCAGCCGGGGCCGCCAAAACTTACAAACCAAGGCCAAGGAAAACGCAGCCGCCCCAACCATGGCCGCAAAAAACTACGGGGCCAAGGCAAAGGCTAGCTAAACTTAATAGGTAGCCTTTTGTGCCGTGATTGAAGTTATCGCCGCCGTCGCTGGCGCATCAATTTCAGTGGCGGCGATGGGCGCCATGGGCTTTTCTCGCCGCAACGACGAGGCCCGTGATGCCGTCATCCGTCTCACCAGCGCGGTCGAACACATCGCAAGCCAGCTTGAAGTCTTGCATCTTGACATTAAAGATGAACGCAAGGAGACATTTAACCGTTTGAGTGGCGTTGAGCAGCGCGTGGCTAAGCTGGAAGCACATCCTCATTGCTGAAGTGGAATTCCTTTCTCATCCTGCCTTTTGGATCGTTGTAGCGGCGGCCTCTGAGCTGATCGCCCTGTCGCCGCTCAAGAGCAACAGCGTCATCCAGCTTGTCTTCCAGATCCTGGCGGTACTGAAGTCAAAAAAGGGCTGATCCAGTTTGGCAAGCCGGATTGGCAGCGGCGCCTAGAGCGTGCCATCAATGACTGGTGGTTTCACAAGACCCTGCCAGCCAAGCTGGATAAGGCTGAAGCCGAATGGCACGCTACGCAGCCGCCGGACTTGCCACCGCCTATGGTGATCCATCACCCGCTTGACCCTGAGCTACAGACGGGTGAATCCGCCAAACTGGGCGGTGCAATGTCCATTCATGCCCCATGGAAACGTGACTAATCAGATCCGCCTGCTTGATCTGTTCAAGTATTACCGGCAACTGCCGCATCAGTCTGCGGCCATCTCTGAATTAGAGGAGGCGCTATTAAAGGCTGACCCTGCATTGTTGAATAGGGGCCAGGCGTGGTTCAAGACATGGAGTCAAGGCGGCAAGCAACAGGACATTGGCCCTGCACTCAAGCTGATCCAGGAGTTTGAAAACTGTCATTTTGAGACGTACCTATGTCCTGCAGGCATCCCAACGATCGGCTGGGGCAATACCAGATACGTGGATGGCAGGTCGGTCAAGCTCGGTGACAAGATCACCAGCGTTGAAGCTGACATGATGTTGCGCCGCGAGGTAGACCGCATCATCGAGAAGCTGCGCGTCATCCCGCACTGGAATGAAATGACCGCTGGTCAGCAGTCAGCACTTATCAGTTTTGGCTACAACCTCGGCGCCAGCTTCTATGGCGCGCAAGGCTTCGAGACGATCACCAAACGGCTACGCGAAAAAGATTGGGCCAAGGTGCCGGAGACATTGCTGCTGTACCGCAACCCTGGCAGCAGCTTTGAAGCTGGCCTACGGCGGCGCCGTGAAGCAGAAGGGCGGTTGTGGGGTACATGGCCAACACTACAGCAGGATCCAGCCAAGCTGTCACCAGCCAGCCCGTTTACAGCTCGACTGACACCACATATTCAGCTGGGTGAGTTTGCGTTATTCCAAGAGGTTCGACGGTTTCACCATCAGCACCAGGTGGATACTGCTGCTGAGCTGGCTGCCTTCCTTGAGCGGGTGCGACGTAACTTTGGCAGCAAGCCAGTAGTGATCACCAGCGGCTACCGTCCTGCGGCGATTAACCGTTCAGTCGGTGGCGCCAGTGGCAGCGAACATCTGTTTGATGCGCCTAATGTTGGTGCGGTGGACTTCTACGTGAAGGACACCAACATCAAGACCGTGCAGGATTGGTGTGACAAGAACTGGCCTTACAGCTTGGGATACGGCGCACCCAAGGGATTTGTGCACCTTGGCATCCGTAAAGGCAAACCCCGCGTCCGCTGGGATTACTAGATGCGGCCTAATGGTGTGTCATCGAGTGGATTCTTCATGAACATACGCAACCTGTCAATACCGCGTCTTTGCATGTCGCTCATTGTTTTATGGCTTATCCCTGTACGCGCATGTATCTGCTCCCACTTTTCACCACTAACCATTCTTGCCTTGATAATCTCCTTTGCTTTGTCGTCTAAATACACATCCATGCAGCGGTACAGCTCTTGAATGGCGTAGTGTTCATCAAGATCACAATCAGCATCTGCTGCAATCAAATCAATAATGCTATTATCTTCGCCTGCTCTTGATGCCTGATCTAAACTGGTGACACTATATGACTGCTTAAATGCAGCAGCCAATGCTTCAGGTTCAATCTGCATTTCTTTTGCCAATTCACTTAGCTTTGGCACCCGGCCAAGCTGCTGCGCCATTTCTTGGCTGGTGCGACTTGCGCGATACATCAAGTCATGCAATGCCGATGGCAATTTGATTATTGGATCATTTTGAAGCAGTGCCCTGCTAATCGCTTGCCTAATCCACCAATATGCATAAGTCGAGAACTTATAGCCGCGTGAATAATCAAACAGCTCAACAGCACGCGATAGCCCGATGTTGCCTTCTTGCACAAGATCCATAAACTCCAACGTCTTGCGCGTTCGTTTTTCGTACTTCCTAGCAACATGCACCACCAGCTGAAGGTTTGATCGTATAAACTGCTGCCGCGCTCGTTCACCACTGCGTAATTCACGCTGTTCTTCCGCTGTCAATGGCGCATCTTTGTTGCGCAATTCACGCCATCTTGCAACACGCCGACCAAGCTGTATCTCTTGCTGCGGCGTCAAAAGTGGATGCCTGGCGATACTGTTTAGGTAGTCCTTAATCGAATCAGTCATGATGAATCCATTGGTTCATACCATGGAGGCGGAGTTTCATGGCGCTTCCAATATCGCAGCATTGCGCGCATTGCACAAGAAAGGCGACATCAACGGCCTGCTGGAATACGCCCTGCTGCTGGCGGACCAAGAAGCCAGCCAGCGATCGCAGATCCAGTGGCTGATTAAGGAGGTCACGTTGTCGCAGCGTGGCATCGAGCAATGGCACATGGATTTAGCCGCTGAACTGCTTGGCGATTGAATACAGATCGCAATCAGCAGCAAACAGCAAACCCTCCACCAACGGATCGGGAAAGCCAAAACCACACTGCTTGCCAGTCCAGTGGCTGCATTTATCGCAGCTTGGGCCGCTTGGCTTGGGATCATTTGGACGCAGCAGTCCTGGCAGCGTCTCGCTATGCAAGGTGCCATTTCTGATCTGACGTACTGCTTCTGCTGTGCATCCAATCAGTTCAGCCATTGCGCGGTGAGATAAGTCCGTGCGCGTGAGCGCTAGGCGGACGTGCTCTTCAGTGATCCGCCCCGGCTTGCAGCGGCGTGGTTTAGGCAGCTCACCGATTGCATTTTCACTGGTGGTCCAGCGGTGCTTGCATAGTTCGCATTCCCTGCGGCGGCGACGGACGCCTTGCATTGAAACGCGAGATTCAATCACACGGCTGGCATCCAGCCCGCATTTGGGGCAAGCTGTCATCGTGCATTGGCCTCCATTTCAGCCGCTAATACTGCCGCTGAACGCAGCAAGGTTGATAACTGCACCGGACGCATATCACGGTTATTAGCAAACCGAAGCGCCCATCTAAAACCCATCGATATATTGCCACCGCCGAGCTTACGTGCTGTTTCGATTTCTTCACGGCTCATGCGGATGTTCACCGTAAAATTGCGACCTTTACCTTTAGGCCGCCTGCCTGGTTCTAGGCAATCAGCCATCTTCCATCAGCTCCATCAGGCTCAGTAGATATGCAGCAAAGGCAACGTGGGTCATGACAGCATGGGTGCCCGGAGGCACCCCATAGCTATCACGCCACCATTCTTCAAACGCTACTTTGATGGCGGCTTCGTTCATTGCTTAGCTGCCTCCTTCAGCAGCCAATTACTGGCTGAGCGGTGATCTGCCTGCAGCAGCGCTGCCGCTACCTCACGGATCGTGGCGCGGGAAATGTCGTGCCACACATCCACAGCGCAGCCATCGTCAGCAATAGCGCCAGCCACCCGCTCCACCAGCGAGCCATCTGGTTTTGCCGGATGATTGCCCTCCAGCCGCTCAATGCGCTTCAGGTGTTGATCGTTCCATCGCTGGAGATTCTCAACATCCTTGTCCCACTCAAGCGTGGCTAGGCGCATGGTTTCGTATTTGCCTTCCAACGCCTCTACCCTGGCGCGCAGTTCCAGCAGGCAAGCGGCATCACTATCTTCTACCGCCCAGTGCTCTTGGTAAGCCCATTGATCAAGCGTTGCCATCAGAACGGCTCCTCTTCTTGTTGAGCAGCACTGCGCGGCAGGAACTCAAACCGCTGCACGCTTAGCACATGTTTACGCCGCTTAGCGCCGGTTTCTTTGTCGTCCCATTCCTGCATTTTGACGCTGCCATTAACCAAGATGCAGTCACCTTTTTTTAGCTTGTCAACAATAATCTCAGCAGACTTGCCCCATACCTCAACGTCCATTGCGTTGTTGATGTAGTTGCCGTTTTTGTCTTTGCCTTCTTGGATGCCGGCGGCAAAGTTAGCCACCATGCTGCCACTATCAAATGTGCGTAATGCAGGCTCAGAAATGATGCGGATGATGCCAGATGCGTAAAGACTCATGGGTTTAGTGGGGTAATGTTATTGGCCTCCTCAAAGGCCAGGACTTGAGAGATGGGATACCGCACCCTTGGTACACCAACAGGTAAAGCAAACCGATCAGCGGTGTAATACTGCGGACCGGTACCACGGGCGCGATAGTCCTTGATGGTGGCAGGCTTGACGCCCCATCGAGCGGCAAGCTGATCAGTGGTCAGGTACGGTTCAGTCATCACCAAATGGATCCTCATCAGCAGGCTGCAACTCAGACTCCTTGGCCAGTGCTAGTTCCATCAGTGCATCAAACTGCTCAGCTGATAGGTCAGCTTTGCGGTCCTGCAACCGCTCAGTGAATTTGGTCAGCTGCTCCATGGTCTTGGCTTTGGCGATAGCAGCTTTGCCAGCGGTGAATGCTTTCTCATCACCAGCAGGCAGTGCAGGAGCAGCGGCGCTAGTGACGGTGACAGGCTCAACCGCCTGATCCATTTCCTCAGTGCTGTAGACGCCGCTCAGGTTGGCAGGGAATGCCTTGCGCAACGCAAGCGCTTCAGAGCACTTGGCGATCATGGTGGCGCCCATCTTGGTCCACAGCCCTTGGCCGGCGTTGTAATCCGTAAACCGCGCTACGCCGGTAAATGGATGGCTGCTGCCTTTACGCCAGATGGTGGTCTTGGCTGCTGCTGGTGGCTTGTTGCCAAGCCATACATCTTGCCATTGGCCGTCTTCACCGCACCACTGCGTTTCGCTGCCATCAAGCTGGCCGGTGCGTTCAGCGATGGCACGCAAACCGTCGATGCCGGCCTGGATCGTCATACGCCCAGAGCGGCGGATGGCGTAGATCTGCTTTGAGAACGGATCCAGACCCGTCCGCTGGCAGGCATAGGCAAACAGCCGCAGTTCATCCGCGCTGCAGCCTGGTGCGATGGTGGTTGCGATCAGCTGGGTCTGTTCTGGTGTCCAGACGGTGATTGAATTAGAAGTCATCGGAGGTCATGGTTGGGGTCGTGCTAAACGCCCAGTTGGGCAAGCTCAACGGTTGGATGGTGTTGCCGTAGCCAGGCCACTCTTGAATGGCTTGACAGTCAGCAATGGTCTGTAGATTGCTGCGCCGTGATGCCTCGCCGGCATCCATGGCAGCTTCATCAAGTTGATAGACGCCTACCGCAAATGGGTAAGTCTTCTCAACTGCGATAAACACAAACCGCTCGGCAAAGGTGCCGGCCATGTAATGCGCCTGCTGGACGTGGTAACGCCAGTTGGCGACAGCCTTGGCAAACCCACGCGGGCTGGCATCCGTGGTGGTTTTTAGGTCAACTATGGTTGAGCCATAAAACCAGTCCGGGCGGCATTTGCACCGCAGGCCAGTTGCTAGGTCATCCCACCAAAAGGATTGTTCAGCCTTGCCGGTGCGTAGCAACGCAGCAGCAGCCTGGTGACTGCGGACGCTAGCGGCCATTGCAAGCGCAAGCTCCATATCAGAAGCAGTGACCGCTTCGATGCCGCTGGCGGCAAGCATGGCAGCTGTGGCCTTGCCATCCTTGGTGCGGCGGTCTGGCGCGACCGCATACCGCTTGCTCAGCTCATCTGGCTCCAGCACCGCGCAATGCACGAGGCTGCCAAGCCGCATCGCTGCAGTGGGCTCAACCGGCTTGCGGTCTGGGTCAAGAAACCGCGCCCAGTAGTGGTACGGGCTAGCCGCAACGGCGTGCAGGTGGCTGGCGCTAACAGCTGGATCGGCGTGGTAGTCAGTGTTGCTGGTCATGCCGATACCCCTTCACGCAGGCGTTTGTGCATCCTGCTGGTGGGGCCATAGCTAGCGCGCAGTTCAGGAAATGCATTTAACAGTCGGCGTTTGTTAGCTGGATCAGCCTTGATGCCAGCAGCAGCTAAGGCATGGTAAAAACTACCGCCGTGCGATAATGCTGTTTGAAATGTCCAGAAGATGTCAGATTCAGTCATTGGGATTAAGCCATTCGATTTGATTCCAGAACTCAAGCCAATCCATTGCTGCTTTGGCTTTTGCATCGGTAAAACTTGCCGCCCAGATGCATTCAATTACATTTGCAGGGCGGATTTGGAAGTAGTAGCGTTTCATTGTGATGTGCTTGGATTGCTTGATCTTTGCCGCCAGCCCAGCCAGCGGCATAAACCATCAGAAGTGTGGCAAGCGCCGCAGCACGGTTGAGCCAAGGATTGTGGATCATGCTTGGGGTCGCAATGTGACTGCCGGATTGGGTGCGGCTCCGGCGGGCCGCGTGGGGTTAGGCGGCAACCTTGGCGCGGGTCACAGCCCGGTTGCCGAGGTACATGATCGCCTCGTTAAGAGTGCAGCGGCGGCCGCAAATAACGAACATGCCCTCAGGCGTAACGGTTAGCCCGTCGTGCCAAACGGTGGTGCCGGTTTCAAGGGCCTGGGCCTTGAGTTGAGAAGGTGAAGCGGTCATGGCTCTCGGGTTGGGGTGGAAGCTCTCGCCTCCTGTCCCCGTATCCTACACCATGCTCCGCCGTGGTCAAGCGTGGTCAGTCACAATCCGCAACGCATCGTCCACAGACCGCGCCACACCAGCGATGCCGCCTGCTGCCTGGACTGCATCAAGCCATTGCTGCTGCTCAGGCCGGAGCCTACCGGTGGCGCTCTTGACCTCGATGCTGGTGAAGACGGCCAGACGCTGACCCACCATGTCAGCGGTGATCGTGCGCGTGGTCCAGCCGATCAGATCGCTGCTGCCCTTGGCTAAGCCAAATTGCACCGGGCGGCCATGCTGGTCACGCAGCGTGCCGGTGTTATTGCGGAACAGCCGGGTGGCGCCGCCGCCGCAGGTCAGGCGGATGTGTTGTTGGATTTGTTGTTCAGACACTTAGCCAGCCTGCTGACGCTGCAACTGATTTTCCCATGGTTGGACGACCATTCGCCTAATGTTTTCATACTGCTTCATTCTGCATCCCGATTCCCTGGACGTGTAAACATCGCCTTTGCCACGGTATTGACCGCCACCATCTACTAGGTAGTTTGGCAGGTTTAGCTCAAAGTTCCATTTGTCGGATTCGCATATACCTACTTTTTTATCGTAAGCTTTGTAAAACACCCATCCGCGTTTCCATGCAGATTCGTAAATAGAATCTCTAATTTCTATTTGCATACCCGGCTGGTATTGCCTTAGTGTATATTTCTGCTCAACCAAATTATCCACATCTTGCGCCTCATACCAAGCCTCAACCACTGCCGCAATGGCATCTGGCAGCAGCATTCCTTCAAGATCAATGCAGAACTTGCTCATTTGACTTTGCTCCATTGACCTTTGGATTGACGGGCGGCTAGGACGTGCTTCGCCCATGCGGCGGGGTTTTTGTAGCCGCGCTGATGGCCTAGGGCGATCAGATCCTGGAGCGATTGCGCATTGCCTTGCTCGCGTTTGCGTTGGCGCATGACTAGCTCTTGAAGCTCACCATCAACCACCTTCAACTCACGCGCTTCCTGCGGTGCAAACACATGCCCGCATTCACGGCATACCTGCGCCTGGCTCATGCTGGTGGCAAAGCACACCGGGCATACCTTGACGCTAGGCGCCGTCTCGCGGTCGCGTTTCTTGACGCCATCTAGGCTCCAGTCGCGCTCCTCCAAGTGGTGTCCGAGCCTGAGCGTGTTGCCCACGTGGTCCAGCACCACTGCCACCTTGTCACCACTGGGGCGCAGGCACCGGCCGATCATCTGCAGGTGCAAGCTCACTGACTGCGTTGGCCTGAGCAGGATGCAGCCGCCGACGCTTGGCACATCCACGCCTTCACCGATCAATGCGCAGCTGGTCAGTACCTTGATGCGACCGGTGCCGAGCGCTTCGAGCAGGTCGCGCCGTTGCTCACCGGTCATGCTGCCGTCGATGCTGGCTGCAGCGATGCCTTGGGATAGGAATAGCGCAGCTACCGCTTCAGCATGGGCCACGCTGCAGCAGAACGCGATTGCTGTCTGATCTGTCAGATGCTTGCGGTAATGGCTCACGCAGTCGCCCATGATGGTGGTGACGCGCTCTTCGGCTTGCTTGGTGTCGAAGTCGCCCATGCGCTTCCGCAAGCCGCTGGCATCAAATCCAGGCGGTGCCAGCACACGGGCAGCAGCGAGGTAGCCGTTATCGGTCAGCCACTGCGCTGATGGTCCTTGCACCATGGCTTGATACCACTCGCCAAGGCCGCGACCATCACCACGGCATGGTGTAGCAGTGACGCCCAAGACATGCGCCTTGTGGAAATGCTGCAGCACGCTGGCCCATGTGCCGGCATTGCTGTGGTGCGCCTCATCCACCACCAGCAGCTGGAAGAAGTCACGCGGCAGCTTATGCAACCTGCGGGCAAGCGTCTGCACCGATGCCACCTGCACCGCATGGGACAAGTCCATGCTGCGGTTGGCTTGGATGCGGCCATGGGTGACGCCCATTGCGGTCAGCGCTCGGCTGGCTTGGTCCAACAGCTCAGCGCGATGCACCAAAATGCAGACGCGGTTGCCTTTGCGGGCGGCGCTCTGTGCAATGTGGCTGAAGCACACAGTCTTTCCGCCACCGGTTGGTAGCACTGCCAGCACCTTGCGATGCCCTAGCTGGTATTGCAGACGGATGTCTGTGATGAGCTGGGTTTGGTAGGGTCTTAATTGCATGATTGGAATGTGGATAGAGTGCTGCGGTTATGTTGCTCTAAACATCCAAAAGATGTGGCATCGTAAACAACCGAAGCAAGAGTGTGGGCGTAATGTTGTGCCTCGTTAAATATCGCAGAGCGGTATAAAGCGTTAAACAACATCACGCTCTGTCAGATATTGTCTCATTGCGTGTAGAGTTGTTGTCATGGCTTTGCGGTAGCGCTGCCTAAAAGCAATGAACTTTTCACGTTCAAGTCCATTTAACTCGTGCAATTTCTTTTTGCTTGCGCGAGTGCCGAGTTCAGCAATTACTAAGTTTCTGAAATGATGATGCATAATATTTGATCTAGCTGTGCCGCCTCTGAAATGATTAGGGCGCTGCCTTAAAAGCTCTTGCATCACAAACTTAACACCTGGGATTTGATCTTTGTACTTGCGGGTTCCCCCATCCCTTCTGACAAATGCAGCCCAAAGGCTTAAGCCATAAATGTGTTCGTTCTGCTTGGCCTTTTGCGATTTAAGAAACCATCTGCTGCAATCTGCAGCAATATCAGACGAATGCAACCCTGCATTCATTTGCCTTAAAACAATGGTTTGGATATTTACCCTTGCCTCTTCAATGTAGATTTGAAAAGCTAAGCAGTTTTTAGCTTGATAGTCACACCGCGCAATGTTCAACCATTCGTTCATGTCTTTAATTTGCTCATGCGCCCATTGGATGCGCTCTGGGTAACCCCTGCGTGGATTGAAATACTGCAGACCATCTAGTCCGCGATGCTGGATAATTTGGTAGATGGTTTCCGCGTCAACCTCGTCCGATTTGTCAC